CGGGAACGGATTGTATCCGTAGCCCTCATACTCTTTGCCGCAGATGCAGCACACTTTCTTTTCTTCTTTCTTTTCCATCACTTCAAATCTTTAATGTTTATTTGGCAGGACGGATGCCATACCTGGATATTCCGGGCAAACATCACATCCCTGGTTTCTATCACTACGTGTCCCTTTGTCTTGGCCCTGCGCAGACGGAGGTCGCTTTGTATGTTACGCTCTACCCAATCGTCCACCACGGCCTCCGCTTCCTGTCCTTTCAGGAGTATCTGGTACAGCTTATTCTCCCATTCCATCATTCAAATAATCCTCCATATTATCGTCCTTCAATGTTTTGGCAGCACCTTCTTCCCATATCACGTAGGGCTCACCGGGCTTTTCCATAAAGCGGCTTTTGCACCAGGCTTTGAAACAACTTACCATGATTTTCACATCGGCATCATATTCCACCTTGCGGGCGCTTCTACCTGCCGGATGAAGCCCCTCGGCATGGCTGATGAAGATAAACAGTTTCTTGGGATGACGTTCCTTGAACTCCTTGTAGGTTTTGTAGTTCAAGCCGCTGTATTGGAAGCTGTCGATAATCACGATTCCGGGACTGCCTCTGCGCCGTAACCGTTCCTCCAATTGCTCCATCGGTTCCCGGTCAAGGATCATCAGCTTCTTTTTCACTTCACACATCTTGTGCCGTTTCAGGCTCATCTGGAACGACAAACCGGTACTTTCTTCCAAACTGTCATAAATTACGCGTCCGAAGCTACACAGGTACTTGGCCAGCTGCATCACAAAGCTGCTCTTACCGTTTCCGCTGGGTCCCCAAATAATCCACACACCGCTCTTGGCCGGGTTGCCTATCGAGGTTTGCCAGTCCCCGGAAAACTCGAACCGGGGAATCTTCATGTTCAGCACCTCACCGGGGCTGTAGGCTCTCTTCAGTTTCACGGCTACCTCCTTTCAATTCTTCAATAAGAGCATCAGCATAGTCCACAGCAAGTCCGGCAACTTGTTTTATAGACATTATACCTGATGAATTGCTTCTTACTACCGGAAGCATGCTTTTGGCAATTTCATATCTGCGCTGTTCCCAGTCTATCTCATTCGCTTTTCTCATCTCGCGATGGATACCGATAACAGCATCCATCGCTTGCATTTCTATCTTGCTTATCATGCCTGCACCCTCCTTAATTTTTCGATTTCGGTATAAACGCGCCTCAAGCCGCCTCCGGTGCTGTGAACAATCTTGGCTATATCAGCCCCGTCCGGGGCATTGATTTTGGCCACGATGGCAGCCTGTGCCTTCAGGAATTTTTCTCGTTCCTGTGCATCATCCGGGGTCACCTTGCTGTACGAATCTCCGTAACGGCTCAACATTTCGGTATAGCCTACCTTCTTTCCTTCGATGGCGCGGTTGATTTTTTCCTTCAGCCCGTCGGCACCCATCATATACCAGGCACAGCAGCGTTCGGTGGCATTCCACAGGGCCTTCAGTTCCAAAAAGGCTTCATACTGCAGGTCACCGGCTTCGTCCAGAATAACCAGGGGCGTATCAATCGTGCGCAGGTAGGCTACCAAGTCTTCATACACGTCGCTGTAGCGTCCGTTGCTGGTCACACCGAATTCCTTGGCAATGTAGCGTATCAGCTTCAACTTGGTCTTTACCTGGCTGCAGTCCACATATACGGCGTGCTTGTGCTGCTTTACATAAGCTTTGGCCGTAAAAGTCTTGCCGATATTGGGCATATCGCACAGGATGGCGCTCAGACCGCTGCCCTGGCACACTTCCAGCTGCTTGCTCACAAACACGTAGGTCGGGGTCTGGGCTGCCAGCCAGGGCATTTCCGTGCGCAGTTGCACGCCCAGTCTTCGGGCTATGCCTACCCAGTTGGCATCACTGACCTGCTTTTCATAATTGCCCCGCTTGATGGTATTGTACACACTTGGGGCTATGCCCAGTGCCGTAGCATGGCGGTTGTCACTGGGATAATTTTCACGGTCGGCGGCTATCGCTGCCACAATACGCTGCTTTACTTCATTTGTTATTTCCATTTGAATGCTGTTTTAAATTCGTTCTAACGTCGTTAATTATATCTTGGCTACTGCATCATGCTCGAAGGCACTGATGTCCATATAGGCTGAGTAATCTTCTTCCTCGGCTTGGGTAGGAAGGGGAACGGCTTCCGCCTGTACCTCTGTTATCAGCTTTGCTTCCTCTTTGGCAAGGATGCCCACACGCTTGATCTTGCCGTCCTTCATCATCTTGTCGAATTGGGCTACATACTTGGACTGTTCGGTATAGGCTGCCTTGTCGTACTCGGTCTGCTCGGCTGTATTCTCATTGTAACGGGCTACGGGCTTGCAGGTGGCGATATATCGTCCGTTCTGGTAGATATATACCTCGTTGATGGTTCCGTCGGCATCGGGCAGATAATAGGCATCTACCTTGTAGTTTCTCGGCTCCAGCTTTTCGATGATTTCCGGGCTGGGCAGTCCGTATTGGTTGTACATCACCGTGCAGTAGGTGTTCTGCCGGATGGTTGTTTCGGTATGCTGCCCGATGAACCGGTAAAGAACGGCCTTGTCCCAAGGCGCAAGGTTCGGGTTCTGGTGGGCGCAAAGCACATCCCATCGGCTCATGCCAGGATAGCGTTTCTGGTTGGGGTGAGGCTGCGCGTTGAAGGTCTGGATGGCGCGTATATCATCGGCTACCAGTTCTTCATAGCTATAGGTCTTCACCTTGTAGGTGTTGTTCTTTTCGTCATACACCTTTTCTTCCTTCGGGCGGTTGGCCTCCAGCTTGGCATACCATCGGCCGATACCTACCTGCGTGCGTTTCTCCACACCGTATTTCTTTTCGCGGTTCTTGTGCTCGGCACGTTTTTCACGAGAGTTCCCGGGGTTACACCAGCGGATCAAGGGGAAAACGGTACCGGCTTGCATCAAGCCGTCGGCAAAGTCACTTACCAGGTGGTGTTCCACTTCCAGCTCGGCGGGGATATACATGCCGTTCCGGTCCAGGGTCTGGAACATGTTTCGCATGCAGTCCAAAAACAACTCGGTAGTCTTGTACCGGTTGTAGGCATATCCCACCACAGCACCGCTCACCACATCGTAGGCATAATAGGCTTTCACTCGGTTGCCATCCTTCATTGGGCGCGGCAGGTCGCGGTCGTCAAGAGAAACCTTACTCAAGGAATATTCACCGATGCTGCGCAGATGATAAGGACGGTAGGCATTGTTGAAATCCCATTGGCTCATGTGCAGCTTACCGCGAAGGGCCTTGTTCTTGGGGTTGTTCAGGTAGTTGGCTACTGTGGCCGGGCTCAATACCAGCGGATTTCCATCCTTGTCGGTAAAGTCTGCCGGATTCAACACCTCGCCGGTTTCGGGGTCATATAGCTCCAGTTCTCCTTGTACAAATAGATTGTACTGCTCCCACACAGTGGTATTGAAAGGCTGCTCCGGTTGGGCATCGATGCTCAGCAGCAGGCGTTCAATGTCGTAGGTCACCTTCCTTCGGTTCTGGTTCATGAACTTGCGGCTGATAAGGCTTTCGTAGCCGTTGGCCTTGAAGTCATTCACACGCTTCTTGAAGCGGTTGGAACTCACAGGCAAGGTATGTCCGAACTCTGCTTGATAGTAACTGATGGCTCCTGCCAATTCGCCCCAGTTCACCGGCCCGGCCTTCATGGCCTTTCGCATAAACGTGGCATCCTCCATGGCACGCATCACTGCCTCAATTACCGAAGCGTTTACCGTATATTCTTGGATGTGTTCCGGTGGCAGTGTATCTCCGTTGTCAAAACGGAACCGGGTGTAAAAATCCCGGGCTTTCGCATCGATGTGGTAATGGCTGCCGAGCCAATTTCTTATAACGTCCTCTTTCATGTCTCCGTATTTTAGTTTTATCCTTTCCTGAAACCGCAGTGGCATGGTCGCTATCTCTACCAGTGCATAGCTTCCAAGCCCCTTGCCGGGTCGCACTACGTTGATTTCTTTCTTGGCCGCTAATTTCTTGTAATTGGGTACCGACAGGATGGGAGCAAGTTCTTCTTCGGAAAGAGTGGAAGGATGAACGCCTTTCAGCGTGCGGCTTCTGCTGTAGTCAGCCTTCCCGTTCACCATCACCGGTCGGTCGTCGTAGGTCAGGTCATTGTAGGATATGCACAATATCTTTCCATAATACTCCATTTCATTTCTGTTTATAAGGCGGCTGCCATCTGTTGGGTCTCGTGCTGCAGCTGCATGAAGTCTGATACAAACTCACATTGGTAGGTTTCGGTCCGTTTTCCGTCCACGTATACGTCCACATCGTTGGTCTTCCGGTGGACTACCAGTTTTACACGGGGACCGAAGGTGCAGGTCATGGTTTTCTCGCACTCTTCAAAGGTGGTTTCGCAGTTCGGGATGAAGTTCCCGTCAGTCAGTTTGCCGCCTCGCTTCAGGGCAAGAGTGCGTATCCGGCGCGCCTGATCGCTGTCACGGACAAAATTCAGTGCTTGCCACACAGCCTGACGGCTGCACTTAAAGGTCTTCATCAGGAAGGTCTTTGTCTCGTTATCTGTCAAAATCTGCTTTCTCATTTTGTTATTTCTTTAAGATTGGGTATCTTTAGCGCTGTTTACAATGTTTACAGCCTTATGGATACTGATATGATACTTTTAAAGGCTCAGTTTCAAGCCTTGCGTGATTCTTTTATAGGACTGCTTCCCGACATTTTCCATGGGGACAAGCAGGAAGTCTGGCGTGCCAAATTCAACCTTTGGTCATTCGAACGCGAGCTTCTCGCCCCATTCGAGAATAAAGGCAATCTATCTCCTCTTGAGAGAGAAATTTTTTGTCGCCGACGGTTTCAGTTGCAAGTTCTGATGGACGTAGCTTATATTCAGGGCCGGCTTGAAGAATACGACATACCAAGGATAATAGATTCCTACGCTGCTGCTCAAGCACTTCAAGTCTTTCAGCAGTCTGTGGATGGCTCAGAGGAGCGGATGCTTCCTCTGATTGATAAACTCTATCGCCCGGAATAGAACTTGAACCATCGGAATGCTTGCCGATTGCATTGCAAAGCACTCTCAGCGCATCTTCACATACGCAAGTCACATTCTCCAACACACGGTAGGCGTCCGAGTTGCTCAACGCTTCCTCCGTCATGAACTGCTCGGCCAGGTCCATCGCCTGGTCGGCAATGTTCAGTGTGTGACTTACGCTTCCTGTCATGGCGAGCATCTTCTGCTTATACTGACGCTCTACTTTTGCTTGATTGATGTTCTTTGCCATAATCTGAATTTTTAAAGGTTAATATCGTGGGGCGAGGGGAATCGAACCCCTGCGGCTTTCTACGCTTTCTTATTTCGCTTTCTCATTTTCTATTTACCAACTTTCCGGCCGTGCCTGCCACCCCTGCCCGTCTTTCCGGGCTGCCAGTTATCCGGCAATCTCTTTGCCCTCTTTTTTCTTCAGCTCTACTTGTCGAATAGCGCCCAATACCGTATTCTCCAGACACAGACAAGTCATATAAACTTCATCCCCGAATCGCACCTGCTGGTCGGGTGCGGCTGCTTTCATTTCACTGGTTATATCAACCAAAGCATTCATCAGGCTATCCAGCGTTTCCGGCTTCACCTTCAAAATCAATTCTTCTTTCATTAACTTTAATCCTTAAAATTCGCTAATCACACGCCTTTTTTGTATATTTGGCGCGCTGTTTACATCTTAAACACGCTGCAAATATAGTGATAATTTTCAACCCTCGAAATAAAAACGGGGATAATTTTCAATTATGGGCAATATTTTATCAAGAATACAAGAAATAGCCTCCAATGAGGGGATAACTATTGGCGCCATGGAAAGAACTATTGGCGCAAGTAAAGGCGTGCTTTCAAGAGCAATCAATAACGGGACCGACATTCAAGCCAAATGGCTTAGTATAATAGTTGAAAATTATCCCCGATATTCAACAGGATGGTTGCTAACTGGTGCAGGAAGCATGTTGAAAGATGATTTGAACGGCATTAAAGCAATAGACGAAGCCAATCCTTCGTTCATGCCTACCACATCCATGAACCCATCTGTCGGCACACCATACTACGATGTGGACTTTATTGGGGGATTCGATGAGGTGTTCAACTCTCAGGTAAACATACCCGCCACCAACATCGTAATAAGGGGATTCGAAAAAGCCAGCCTCTGGTGCAATGTCACCGGCCACTCCATGGAGCCCAAAATAAACCATGGCGACATCATCGCCCTGCGACAATGCACACTCAACGACATCCAGTATGGAGAAATCTATGCAGTGGTATTGGACACCATCCGTACCATCAAAATCCTGCGCAGGTCGCCGGATCCAAGCAAGTTGCGCTTCATTCCCATTAATACAGAGGACTACGATGAGCAGGAATTCGACAAATCACGCATCATGAATGTCTTTGAAGTCATTGGAAGCATCAGCAAGTTCTTCTAA